CCCTTCAGTCTTCCACTGAGCCCACGCCACCACATTTTGTTCACGATCATACGTCATTGCCGCAAGTCGCCCGTCAGCAAGCACCGAAAGCACCAACGGGTCAGGCTGACGAGCAACCGCGGTCTGGATAACTCCAGATTCTGTAATGTGCTCCGCTAGCTGCGTTAAGTCGGGCGAAACATAGCGGTCACGCTCAAAACTGTAAGACATCTCTCGAAGACGGCGGCCCTGTCGCTGCATGAAAAGCAGAGTGTCGTTTACGGGTAACGCATCAATCGATTGACTGCCATAATTGGATTGCGTCCTAACGGAAATGTTCGACGGGGTAATTGGCTCCTCTCTAGAGCCTGAGGAAGCCGTAACTTCGCTGCCTTCAGTTCCAATTTGCAGAACCTCCATCGACGCCATCCACTCAATCGCATTGGCTTGAGATGAAGCGATATCAAACGCGATAGCATCGTCATCAAGGGTACCATACTTAAAATTGTCAAAGTCACCCGATTTAGAGCCCCAAAGCCGAATTGGATTAGCAGCAGTGCCCCCATAGAAGATGCGCTGCTCATAAACCGCGACAGTGCGCGGATGTCCGCGATGATTGCTCCACGCTCCCTCTGCCCAAATGTCAGTCGCTTGAGTAGACTGAGGGTCTTTAATAACGTTTACGCTTACAGACCTATTATCCGTAAACCCCGTAACTTTAACCAAGCCTGACACGTAGGCTTCCTGCGTTTCTAAAGTAGCATTAGCCTTCGCGTAACTAGTCGGATTATTGCCAACCCATACAGTACTATCAAACGGCTGACCATTAACCACATAACGCAAGCGAAGGTAAGCTGGTGCATCTAAAACCCCTGAAGCTGAAACATTCCTATCAGTGCGACTAGTAAACTTGCGGATAGTTACCCATGGCCCACTTGAAGTTTCAGAACGCTCAACATACAATTCACCGTTCCAATAATTGGTAGTGGTCACTTGCCACTCTCCCTCAACTTTTAAAGCCGGGCTCATTGTCGCGCTCGAAGTCAGCGGCAGCACCGCACTAGCCGCATCAATTAGATGCCGAATTTCCCAGTAGCTACCAACGTGATCATTGTTAAAAACATCGGCACTAGCAGTCATCGTAGAGCCTGAAACTGTTAATGTAGTGCTTGTCGTGTTCTCGTCTAGCATTGCTGGCCAAGTCCACTCCACTGGTGCAAAATCCCACGTAGGCGTAGCCGTTAGCCGTTTTAGCTTTTGAACCGGGTAGTTGGGATGAGCCACGTAAACCACATCGTTTAACTGACGTATCTGAAGTTCAAACAGATCTCCCTCCGAATACGGAGTCGCCACAGTATTTGCCAACAGCACAGTCGGGTCAGATGAGGCATCGATAAACCTAATGAGGTTAGCCGAGAACTCCATGACATAGCGAACGTCCACTGAATACTGAAACGGCAAAAGCCGCGTTACAGCATTTTCCGGTATACTGTGCTTATGCTCAAAGCCAGTACGAAACCGAGTCCCCCCGTGCGCCATTACTCTAAAGTTTTCAAGAGCGCGGCACGATGAGTCATATTTCTGGAGGTCACTGCGACCATCCAGCAATGGAGTCCATTCGCCTCCGGTAAAATTGTTAAAAAACTTGTTCATCAGGCCCCTGTTCCGGTGTAACGCGAATATACCCAGTCAGACGAAGAACCCAAAGACTCACGGGGCATAAATGCTCCCCGGGCGTTTTGACTCTTGGCCCTACGCAGTTCTGTTTCAAAGGTCTGCATTAACTGCATTTGCTGGGTGCGATTTTGCTGTAAGTGCCACGCTAGTTTTGCAGCAAGCATTGTATAAATAGATTTAACCATCAATGGGTCTAAAACCCCATAAGCGTCTTCGCTATCGACACTTGTGATATCGTGGACGTAAAGCAATTTGGCGGTGGGCTCATTGGTCAAAAGCTTAATCCCTTCGACCGTAAACATGTAACGCAGCACATAATCCAACTCTACGTCATTAAAACTTATAACTTTAATGTAATCAGAAGGTAGCGCGTACTGGTACCCCCAACCAAAAGAGGGGTCACTCCCTAACTGAGCCAGCGATTGACGCTTGGCTACACACTTCCACGGAGCCATGGCCGACACCTCCCTAATAGTCTGGTTTAGATGCAGACTGCATTTACGAGCTGACTCGTTATCCTCTTCTAATGAAGTGATGGTTTCTTCGGCTATGAGGCCCAGAGCGTAGTTGGCGATGTCAGTGCGGCTTGGCATTTTTGTAAAAAGAGAAAGCCTGCCCCAGCAATTGCTAGAACAGGCTTCCAAAAAGTTGAAAGTTGTCTGAGAAGCTCAAGGTATGGCCCAAGAGCGGCCTTTATAAATTGCACAAACTACCGATGGCGCAATACCGAAAAAAATAACCCCCCACACCTTGTGAGTGCAGGGGGCCATGCAGCTTAGGGCTTAACCCCAAACCCTAAGTAATTGCAAATTAAGCAGGGCTTTCGTCGCAGAGAACCTCAACCACGCATTCTTCCTGCATGCGAGTAGCGCCTACAGTCATGTTGCAGTAGACCTGAATTGCATGATTTTTATCAGTGCGTTCAGCAATCCGCGTCTTGAAGTTTTGGCCCATAGAACGGAGCAATCCGTTGTGGGAATAGGCAAAGCAGGTACGAATGTCGGTACCACCGTCAAGATCAGTTAGCTCCGTCTTAATGAACTCCATGCCCATAAAGTAAGACACCTCACCGTCAACGAGTGCCTTTACAGCAGCGTAATCAGAGCTGTTAACCTCATTCACATTGATCAAAAGATCGTCAAGCTGCTGTTGGGAGTGAACGAAATACTTCCGTTCACCACTTGGCACCTCGTTCTTACCCAAGATCGACTTTGCTTCGATAAGCTTAGCCAGCGTTAAGCCAGTGTTGGTGGCCGCCACCTCAAAGTCTACGGCAACCTTTTGGGAAGCCGGAAGAGCGACTGCAGCGGTTCCGTTGGCGCCAAGACCGGTTTTGTTAGCTTGAGCGTTGCCCGTGGCTGCAGTGATAACCTCGCTGTCCTTAACGCGATTGAATGCCATTGCGGCACTTTGAGCGTAGCTGGATTGCGGACTGATGAGCATTTTGTTGTCATCAAGGGTATCGATCAGGTCAGCCCAATCATAGTCTTTGAGAGTAACCTCACGACGTTGATGGACAGAATCGACTTGCGGTGTGTCTCCATGGCGAGTGGTGCGCAAAATAGCCGCGGTGCTACCGAGCTGTTCAAAGAACTTGCTCTTTCCGACCTGCGTTTCTTCACGGACTTTACCTTGGAAACGAGAGTCGCCCTGCTGGACGAGATGACTAACATTGTTCGTAAATTGGTCTACGAACGCGACACTAATTTGATCTGACATAGTAACTTATAAAATAAAGGTTGAAGGACTAGTGTTCCTTGATGGCCTTTAATTCGTTCCCGTGTGACCGGCGAAACCATCTTGGGTTCTCGCAGGACGGTAGCCGTTACCCCGTAGAGTGGTATCTAATTGAAGCAATACGATCTGACAGTCAACTCTATAAACGCAAACCGCCCACTCCTTGTGAGAGTAGGCGGCCAACAACTGTAATTACGCGATATGAGTCACGAAGGCGGGTGATAAGTCCGCAACAGAATCATCAAAGTAAATGCCACTAGGCACCAGTCAAGATGGTTCTGGGCTAACAATTGCATGCAGTTTGGCCATTTCATTGACGGCATTATCTTGAGCTACCTTCCCCTTAGAGCCCCAATACGGGCTGTCGCGGTCACCCATAATCCGATCGATCTCAGCTTGTGCTGCCTCCGGTGTTTTGATCGAAAGATAGCCCCCAGTGGTGCGAATGCTTACTGTAGGTTGTTCTTTGATCTGAGAACCATAATAAGCCATAGACCGTATGTAATCCGGGTCGTTAGACAGTTCTGGTTTAGACCTTAAAGTCTCGCTTGAAATGCCCGCAGCAGCGACTGCTCGCTCCGCATTGGCCATGTTCTTATCGTAGTCGGCGCCCCATTCTTGTTTTAAAACAGCAGATGCTTCATCCCGGGTCTTAGTTACGTGTGTCTGAATTTCATTAAGAGCTTCGGACTCACGCTTGACCTGCCAATCGACAAGTCCCTGAGCTTGAGTTGGAGTTAAGCCGTACTCAAAAGCTATTTCTTGAAACTTAGTTACCGAATCCTTGTCCCACGCTTCGTCCGCTAGGTCCTCAGGCTTGGAAAGCTCATAACCGGCCGCATCAACAGGAATATCCATCTTTTCCCTAAAGAGGGCCAACTCCTCAGGAGTTGAGTCTTTGTTAGGAACCACAACCTTGTTGCCCTTACCAAGCACGGTTTCGAGATTGGAATAGCTACCTCCAAGTCCACCCACAGACCGAACTTTTTGCTCAAGGGCTGGGTTGATATTAAAATATTTAGTCCAGCCTTCCTTAAAATTACCATCTCGATCGATGTAATCGTAAACCCCATTTGGAACGTCACCAGCAGTGGGAGCAGAATCGCCAGAAGGCGAATCATCTGGAGCAGGATCAGCAGACATTTCCCCAGAAGTAGCAGAATCGCCAGAAGGCGAGTCATCTGGCGGCAAAAGATTGAGCCGAAAAGGAACAAACAGGAATAAGAGGTGCTTAAATAATCTCATTAGTTATTGGGTTGGTTTGGTTGCGGCCATCATAGCGAGACTTGGCCAGTTCTGGATGATTCTTACAAAGAAACTCAACAAATCGTGGATCACGATCACCGCCTACAAGATCTGTTGGCGCCCCTTCTGGTATCGGATGAATTACTTTAACGCTTTTTAAGTTCTTACTAACCTTTTTGCGGCGTGGAGCAAAGGGATGGTTAAGGACTTCTTCATGCTTGGCCTTACGCTCCGCTTGTAACAAATCAGC